AAATCCCCGGACGTCACTTGGGGCGAGGCTATGGCGCTCGCCGCTGGTGCGGGACTGGATCCGCTACTGACGATCTCGTCGCTCATCGGTCGTGCTCCTGTGGCCCGTGTGGTGGGCCGTCCCAAAACGGCAGGCCCAAACAACAAAAGCGCCCTGTCGGTGAACTTCCCCAGAAGTCCGACAGAGCGCCTTCGTCTCTGAGCCTGTTGTCCGCTGACCCGTGAGGCACACGGTTTGTCGGCCCGCGGATCAAGCGGGCCCGAGTCAGGCGGGTAGAGGTCGTCTTAGCTCATGGTCGATCCGGTTTCGGCGCGGGGGCGGCCCTCAGGGGCAGCCCACACGCCGCGCAAATCATGGCGTTGCTCGGCCGGCGCCACGGCTTCGGCGTCGCGCAGGTGCAGGTCATCGTCCGAGCCGTTTCCACAGCCGCCGCGCGACATACGCGCGATACGTCTGGTAGTCGTTCATCTCCCTCCACCACGCCCGCAGGCGCGCGAGGATCGAGACGCGGCGCGGCCTGAAGCCGACGCGCCCGCCGCGATGCGTCGTGATCGGGATCCATTTCATAGATGCGCCCGCAGCACCCAGGCGCCCACGAACACGGCCAGGACGCACATCACGATTACGCCTTCGACCATGCGGGGATCGTTCGAATACTCGTCGTCAATGTCTCACACCGCACCGCCGACTCGCTCGCCGGGGACTGTTCGGCCACGCGCGCGACGAGCAGCGCGGCTTGTTCCAGGGTGTACGCCGAGGGCACGTCCCAATTGCTGCACGACCGATCACCGGGGCCCGCGTAGCGGATCCGCGGCTCGAGCTGCAACTGCTCGGCGCGGCGCGCCATCGCGGACCAGCTGTAAAACGTTTCGGGCTGATCGCCGAAATTCTCTTGCACAAAGCCGCCGGGAATGTCGTCGGGGATGATGGCCCGCCGCTTCGCGCGCCAGACGCGCTCGGTGACTTTGCCGCAGATCGGGCACGGACACGCGCAGTCCTCCACCGACGTGAGGACTTCCTCTTCATGCCCATCCGCGCATTTCACATCGTATGTCGGGATCACACACCTACTTCCTGCGGCGCGGGCCGATTGTTGCTCCGGTCCGCCGTCTGCTGACTCAAGGGCCGTACTTGTTCGGCGGGTCCGCCGTGGGGCGCCGGGGTCTTGGTCGCCGCGGGCACCGGCGCGCCGCTCGCATCGCGCACGCCGAGCACCTGCGCCTGGATCATCTGTTCTTGGGACGACGCGAGCGCGGCCGGGGAAATCTCCAGCCCGTTCTGCGCGAGAATCTCGAGCACGATCGGCGCTTGCGGCCCGACGAGATCTTCGCCCTTGAACGCAAACGTAAAATTGCTTTTCGGCTTTTCCTCGGGCACCTCGGCCGTGAGGAATTCCTGCGGATTCTCCCCGGCGACTTCGATCAACTTGCTCAGGATCGCGGTGCGGTTCGCGCCCGGGTCATTCACGACGAATTGATAGATGTCGAGCCAGAACTTCCGCTGCACGGCGGCATCGAGGCTCAACTGCGAATCGGGCTTCGCGTCAAACGCGATGCGGTGATCGGTGCCTTGTTTGTCCCACGCGCCCCAGAGCTGCGCGGCCTGCGCGCCGACATACGGGGTCGCCAGTTCCGGCGTCATGTAGCGCATGATCAACGCGGAGAACTTCGCCACGCCTTTCAGGTAGATCCCCAAGGCTTGCCGCTGTTCGGCGTTGATCCGCACGTTCCGGTTGCGGGAAATCTCGTTGGTCTTGGTCGCCGATTCCTGCGCATCATCCGCGATCCCCGCCCCCGCTGCGTCGATCCCAAGCGTCTTGTCGAGGTCGCGCTGAATGTAATCGTTGGCGGTGAAGGTTTCGCGCGGGGTCGTGGCCGGGGCGACCTGGGCCATGATCGCGCCGATGCCCTGCGCCAACGTGCCCTCTTCGACGGCGATCAGGTCGCCGAGCGTCCCATTCGCAATCTTCTCCACGATCTCCGGCGTGAGCTTCGACGCGTCATAGAGCACGCGCGGGCGGTTGGCGTCGCGCGCTTGCACCATCTGCGTGCGGAAGGTGCAGAGTTCCCGCACCAGCGGGCGCGTCATCGTGCAATCGCTCGGCGGATACGCGCTATCGGGCACGTCGCGCAGCGTCCAGACGTGGATCGGGAAGCCGATCATCGAATCGCCCGAGAGGCGGCCCGTCGGCAACAGCGTCTGATACGGCGAATCGACGGACTTCTCCACGAATTCCTCAATGCCGTCGATGAGCACGTGCCGCCGGATCAACTGGGGATGAATGGCGTCGGGGTCCACCTGCGAGGCGTAGTACCAGAGTTCGGTCCCGTCCACATACGCGAGATCGGAGCCCTCCTGGACCTTGCCCTGATCGTTCAGGAGCAGATCATCGCGCGTCTTCGTCCCGGTGAACTCCGGCGGAATCTTGAAGGCGCGGCGGGCGACCGGCAGCGGCATCCGGAACCCCATCCCCAGCCAGGGGGCGCGGTCATAGTTCGTGCTGTAGAACTCCGCCGGGATCCGGTATTTCTTCGACGGGATCGGATTCCAGTAGAAGCACTCGTGGATCGGTTTACTGATCGTCTCTTTGAGGCCCATCACGTCGCCCAACTGTGGCGGCGGGGCCATTTCTTCGACGGTCGGTTCATAGCCGATCTTCGTGGGTCCAGAGCCCGAGGGGCACAGGCACTCTTTGAGGGCGACTTTGACCGTCGTCAGCACGTCCGCGTGATCCGGCCCGAGCAACTCATTGAGGAGGATCTTGTGGGCGTGGAGAATGACGCCGATTTCCTCCGGCGAGGCTTCGCGCTTGCCTTCCGGGTTCATGGGGTCCGCGAGAAAGAACGTGCCTTTGCGCTCGAGTTGCAGATCCGGGCGTTCGAAGAACAGTTGCGCGCGTTTGAGTTCGACCTGATAGAAATCCGCATTGATGTTGACGTAATCGCGGTTACTGGCCTGCGCGGCGCGGGCATCGGCACTCGTGCCGGTGTAGTAATCGACGTTGGTCTGCCAGCCGGGCCAGAGGGGCTCGGCGACGGCCTTGGAGCGCGCGAGTTCGCCGCGCCAGAACTTACTGTCGGGCATGGGCGGCCCATTCCTTCCGGCGTTGCTCAGCCTCGGCCGTGAAATCCAGCGACCCGTCGGCGTGCATCATGTGCAGGCGGGCGGTGTCATCGAACGTGCGGACTTCCGGCGTCGCGGGGGGCATGATCTCATTGAGCCGTTCGAGGACCGCCCACCACTCGGCGCCCCGCCGTTCATAGCGGTAGACGGCCTCATACCACGCCCCGTCCGCGGTTGTGATCGGCATCACGCAGTGCGCGGCGAGCGGGGCCTCCACGCGAAACGACACGCGCACGCCGTGATCAGCTGGCACGGCGCACCGATTCCGATCCGAGCCGGGTGGAGCCCCTCGAGACGACCGCGTGCCGGAGGGCGCCCATCGTGCCCTCGGCGTACCGCGTGCGGGTTTTCTTCGTGCCGAGCGGATGCGGCCGGCTCATCGCCCCGTACCGCCAACAATTGTGGACGAGGATCCCTTCGGCGAAATACTCGGCGTCGTGTTCGACTTGGAGGTTAAAGACTTCGCAGTGCGGCCCGGGCTGCACGCCGACGACACGCATTAGAGCACCAGGAGGCGCGGGTGCTGTGCGCGATGAACAGGCGGTGGCAGTGTCGGCAGGCGACGTCCACGCGCGGTCGGGTGTAGGTGCCCACGCCAGCGCAGGATCGGGAACAGCAGCGTGCGTCATCGTACCGGCAGGTGCGAAAGAGGCGCCCACAGCGCGCGCACGGCCGCTCCACATCGTCCAGGTGCTGAACCCGTCGCCACCGAGATCGACAGGCGCTGGAGCAAAACCGAATGCGGGCCTGAACTCTCGCGTTCCACGACCGACCGCACATCGCGCACCGCCGAGGCTCTCGACGATGCGCCCGGCCATGCGCGCGAAGATGTTCCCCAGCCGGGACGCAGTCCAGGTTGGCGAGGTCATTGTTCGCCGGATTGCCGTCGCGATGGTGGATATGGTGCTTCGCGGGAATCGGCCCGTGGACGTGTCTCCACGCGCGGCGGGCGCGGTGCCGGAAGTGATCGGGATGCACGTCCGCATCATATCACCGTAGCGACACTCAGCCAGCGGCGTCCACCCTTTGTCTTCAATCCACACCGGATGATTCGCGGTCCCGGTGAGCGTGCGGCCGTCGGCCGCCCGCAGCACGTAGGTGTCCCGCTCGCCAATCGAAAAAACGGCGGCAATCCGACGCAGCCCAGCCCGCGTCCACACTTCGTCGTGCACGCGCAGGGACGCGATCGGCTGGTCGCCGGCCGCCGTGGCAATCCGCGTGCTCGCCGGGAAGCAATCTAAGGCGTGATCATCCGTCGACGAATCGACATCATCCGGATCTTTCGGGTCGCTCACGGCGCCGGCAATCGAGCGGATCAGATACCGGCAGTCCGGATGCACCTGGAGCCACGGCCGCCCGGACGGCGCGAGCCGCAGGAGCGCATGGCAACGCCCCCAGCCGTTAAAGCGGTCGTTATCGGCTTTGACCACCGGGACTTTGTAGTGGCCGAGCGTCTCCCCGATGGACTGCCCCTGAAAACTGCCCTGCTGATGCGTCGCCCCGGTCTGATTGACGATTGAGGGGTCCGCGGCGGTATACGCCAGCCGCTCGAGCCCGAGCTCCCGGTCAATCGCCCGAATCCCGGCGGCGACTTCCTGCTCGCTCATGCCCTGGAATTTCCACTCCCGGCGCAGGTAGAGCGCGTGATCCGGCAACTGTGCCCACCAGAGCACGCATCCCGGCTGATTGCGGCCCCAGTCCAAGGACCGGAACCAGCGGGCCTCGCGGGACGGCTCGAGGGTCGCCACATGAATGCGTTCCTGCCACTCCGAGAAGAATTGCCCAGAAAACACGCGCCAATCGCCGTTGCGGAGTTGCTCATAGCGCCACGGCTGCAGGACCGCGAGGCTCGCTTCGTACTCGGGATCCAGGTACGGGTTGTCGTCGAGCCGGCCGGGGATAAACACCCACTGCGCCGGGTCGTACTTGTCGCGCAGCTTCGGATAGGCGTCAAAATCCGGCTGGTGGTCGATGAAGAAATCGAGCAAGGTGGCTGAGGCCGGCCCGCCCGGATTGCTCACGACCCAGAATTTCCCCTTTTCCGTCCCATCCGGAGACACCCGCCGGGCGCGGGTGGACAGCTCGAGCAGGGGATTCGGTTCAAATGTGGAGCCTTCATCGGGCACGATGCAGTGATATTCGGTGGACAGATACTTCGACACGGCGGCGGCATCGTCCATGTGCCCGCATTCGATCATCGACCCGTTGGTAAACCGCATCAGGCGCTTGCTCTCCACAAACTCCGCATGGGGCCGACTCTTCCGGTCCGTCGGCCGCCCGTTCAGGTCCCACTCTTCCGCCGCCATCCGCCGGAGGTGCGTTTTCTCGAGCTCGGGAAACGTCCGCCGCAGAATCAGCGCCTCATACCCGGGTTGGCGTAAGCACCGCCGGTAGAGCGCCCACCGCGCCGCG